AACTTTTTGTGCAGTAAAAATTGTTTTAGCGTAAAAAATAGTAGTACGAATTACTTTCAGGGTTTGTAATTCTTTTTTTTACATATAAATTTATAATATTTTAAGTACGGTTTTCTATATTTTTTTGTAATAACATATATCAAGCGATAACTTTATCACTTGAATCATCGGAAAATTTTGAAATATATCTATATTGAAATAGAAAAATATCTTCTTTATAACCAAGCATCACAAGTTAAGCTAGTTTTCTTCCACTTGCGTATTATATAAAATTTTAGACGTATTTTTATTATACTCTATATTGTTATCTATTACTTGGGGCAATGAGAATACTATTAAAACTTATTAGCCAACTATCCCTGCGTTTTTATGTAACAAGTTTTTATTTCGTGACCAAATATTTATTAAATATTTAATACCATTTCTCTATAATGGGATTTTGATTATATCAAAGATATACGAAAAAGCTAGTCGTGTAATATAAAATACTTACAGAGGATATAGTGTAGATTCAATTGTAGTAATTGCATTGGAAAAGTGTAAAAGGTTTGAAAAAATGCTAATCTTTACAATCTATCTAAGTTGAAGTAAGACGTCCTGAAGAGATGAATTAATATTTTAAATTACCTTAAGTATCGATAATCAATAACAAAGGTCATAATGTATTTAACTTTTCTGATTTTCAGATGATAAGAATAAAAATAAATATTAACTCACTTTAAAGGTTTATTTTAATATAACACTATCTTTTTGTAATCGAGAAACTAGCTTTCTCATTATTAATTAGTTAAAAGGATCATTTGAAACTAATATTGTCCTCCGCCCATATCGGTTCCACCTTCTACTCCACCACCATAAGGTTTGGCAGCAGCTGTCTTAGCTTTAGCTTTATCAGCCATTTCATTAATCTTATCCATTGGTAAGAATGAATCATAATAGTATTCCATAAGCAAAGATGTGAATGCTAATTTTTCTTGTTCGTTTTGAGTAGTACCAAACTTCATTTGAACAATGTTTTGAATCAACTCTTGAGACATAGATAAGATTTGAGAAGTATTAGTAAAGTTTAACATGATTGGAGGTGGAAGTTCTACTTTGATAATAGAATTCGTATTGTATTCATATTGATAGAGTTTTGTGTAGATAGCAGATAAGATTGGTTCATATAGTTTTTGTCTAGCATAAACCTTAATAAGGAATCTAGAATTACTCATAGTAAGATGAGTAGCTGTAGATTCTTGATATCTACTGTTTACCATTTCTAGAGAAACACCAGTTTGATTTACAGCCATTTCTTCTAGCATATTCATAAACTCTGTTTTAACTTCTACGTTTTGACCAGGCATAATTTCAAAGCTTACAGGAGATTCACCATTAGCATTTTGAGGGATTACCAAGTCATTAAATCTACCAGTAACGTTCATGATATTATTCATATTTTCAATCTGACGTAGATTGAAGTTAGAACGTTTGATTTGGTTAATTACATTAAGAAGTACTGATGTGATATTTGTATCGATTGTTTGTTTTACATGATACAAACGTTTATCATAACCACGAGTCAATAATGCAATTGTATTAGAGATATATAAGCAAGTATATAACTTAGCTGGGAATAAGGATTTAACAATATCGGATACACCACGATGAGTCTTCTTATTCAATTCGAAGTAAGAATGAATAATATCAGATGGTGGGATAAAGCTAATACGAAGTTTAGTTGTCTTACCATTATTATCAGCATTATATTTCAATACTGTATAAATCTCTTTAGCTAAGTCTTGGTTGGCATTAACAAATTTTTTATCAATTCTTTGGGAGATCTTTCTAGCAATCTTCATAAGAACTTCGTTATCTTGAGTAGAAGTGCCACCATTTGCTTCATTTTCTCTAGCAGTTCTTCTAGGTCTCATACCACCTAATGTAGAAGTAAACGTCATTTGTTCTTCTGCATTACCACCATTAGGATCATTCATTTCAATATAGTAATATCCTAAACAAGTATTATTGATATAGATAGGTTTTACCCTATCATGTTCTAATATCTCAAATACTGCACCTGGTAATTCTAATTGTTCACCAGAATTATCAGCTTTTGTAGGTTCGTTTAAATCTTTTAAACCATCGTCTGCAAGACTAGTAGGTCCTTGTAGAGTACCACCTTGAGCAGCTTTCTTTAATTTTTTATTAATATTTTTAAAATAAAGAGAGTTGGAAAGATAAGCATTGCGTGCAGAACCAAGCGACTCCTCACCAAATAGAACAGCTGTTTCATCGAAAATACGTCTTAAACCATTTTCTTTTACGATGATACCAGGAATGACTCCTGTTTTGTTTATTTCGATATCTAGATTAGAATACTCAATATTGTTATTATTTAAACCATCAATAGCTTTACTAGATAAAGTTTCTTCATTTAAATTATAAACACTCTTAGCACCAAAGGAGTTTAACTTATCTTCATCAGTAGTAGAATAAGCGAAACTTAAAGTTTCATTAATAGATTGAAGACCTTGATTTATAGAATCTTCTGTAAGGATACCTTCTTCAGATAATAAGGATGCACCGTCTGTTCTAGCCATTAATTTATCAAGAGCTTTTTTATAAGGAACAATATAAACAAATTGCTCACCATATTTAGCAGTCTTAGAATATAATTCATTTCTAAAAGCTTCTAAGTCATATTTTCTAGCAAATAATTCTAAGTCCGATCCATCAGCTTCTGACTTATTATCACTATCTGTTTTATCTGTTGCACCACTTACATTTTCAATATTAATACGAACAGCATCATCATTGAAATGGTCTGCAGACAATACATTGTCTTTCTTAATATCTAATGCCTCATCTAATTTAGGCATATACTTACAAACAGTATCTATCTCTCTATCTAAATCTCTTACTAGAGCATTTTGAGAGTAGATATCCATAATATCTGCTAATACAGTTTCATCTTCTAATGCAGATCTAATTTCATTAAGTTGATCTTTATCATTTCTAGCAAGAGTTCTAGCATAAAGATCGGCCATATTAGTCCCACCATTGTGAGACTTAGCTTTATCGATGAGACTTTCTAAGTCATCATCCATTCTACGTTTTACAGTGTCAATATATTTACTATTATCATTATTAGTAAAATATGTGCTTTTATATAAGTCATCGATGTTAGCTTGGATACTGCCTGCAATCTTTTTATTTACATCCATGCTTACGATAGGTAACTCATCGGGTTTCGGATTACGTCTTCCTTTTTTGTTATCATCAGCCAATGATTTGTACCTCCTAAAAATCAAATGTCAATTTTAGCAATAATTACCTTAATGTACCAGGGATACTATTTAATCACTTTGGCATAAAGAACCTCTATACCGCCGAAACGGTATAGAGGGATAGATTGTGAGTTATTAATCTTAGATTGTAGATTTAAGGTTAACAATGCTATCATATGTTGGGGAATCTGCCACAGTAGCGTCAGAGGAACCAGCATATACTTCAACAGCTGCTTCAGGATGCAAGGATTTGTTAAGGATATTGTATCCGAATTCCATTTCATCGAAGCAAGTGTGTTTGTTAATGAAATCCAAGAATTCCACTGCACGTTGGTTAACAATTCGACCAGGAATTGGGAAACCATTGAATTGCAATGCGATTTCAGAGAAGTTGATTTCACCACGAGTTACGTTGTAAATAGAAGTATTAGCAACGTTTGGTTGGCAAGAAGCAAGGATGTATGCTTTTTCAACATTCAAGCCAGTGTTATCAGTTACGATCAATAAGAAATGGAAGATTTCAGATTGGTAACCTTTTGTAAGACCAGCATTGTCTTTACCTGTGTATTCAGGATATTTAAGCAAACCATTGTAACGTTTGAATTGAGTACGAGGGTCTTTTACACCACGAATGAATAATTCGTTAACCTTAGTAATCAAAGAACCAGAACGTTCGTAATAGTTCATGCTGAAGGAAGTACCACCTTGTTCAGTAGTTTTTGTAATGATGTTGAGATCAGTGATACCATTTGTAAGTTGGTTAGTTTCTGCACTGATATCTTCGATACCTTGAGCACCACGGAATTCATATTCAAGGATATGACGGTAGTTACGGATCAATGTATCATAAGTGTTGTTACGGCTTCTAAGAGCTGTCAAGAATTTAGGAATATCAAGACAGATCAAGAAGGAGTACCCAGTTTCATACAAATCAAATTGTTGAAGATTTGTGAAGTCTGTTACACCACGCATCAATGTATATTTTGTTACATCGCGAGGGTCGAGGGTACTGTCAAAAATATTGCTTACGGTTTCTTTAGACATTATTTATTACCCTCCTATTAATCCAACGCAATAATCTTAAAGATTTCTGTTTGAACGAAATTACGGAATTTAACGTACAAGCAAGCATAGATAATTTTATTGGAATTATACAATGCATTGGATACATATTCGATTTCGAAAGAAGAGAATAAGTGAGAATAACGGTTAACGATTAAATCGTTTACGTCTTTCTTGTACTTAGTTAAATCATCGCCATCAAGGAAGCTATAACGGATCTTAGGACAAAGTTCGCGAATAGCTTTGATCACTTGTTGAACTGCAAGAACGTTGTTGATCCAAGATAATTGAGTATAACGAGTTTGAGAAGTATACTCAGAGTTCATAGTCAATACGTCGCCATTATAGAAAGATAAGTAGTTGATACGCATATCATCTAATTCTTTGAATTGGTCAACGTAAGGAGTATGTTTAGGAGCAAAGTTCAATGTACCTTCAACATAGGAATCATTAGGAATAATGATTTCGTATTTTTGACCACAGAATGGACGGTTACGACCATTGATGAAGTGTTTAACAAACAAACGAGTCAAGTCATAAGTAACTGTAACAGGAATTTGTTTCTTAGTATAAGGATCATAAATTTCGTAAGAGTTCATGTATGTTGCACAGTAACGATTCTTAGCGTTTTCATAATCTTTAATACGAAGTTCTTCAATGGAGTTTACGTTAAGACCCATATCACGGAAGTATACAAAGTCTTCACGGAATGCAGCTAATTGTTCAATAGCACGTTTAACTGGTTTTGGATAGTTAGCATCGAAAATACAGTCAATACGGTTGTTATCCAAATCATAGATATCATCGGAGAAAGAACCGTCGAAAGCTTTGATCAATTCTGCTTCATATTCTTTAGCGTTAATAGGACGATCACCAAAGGAGCCATTGGAACCGTTTTGTAATCTAATACCCATAACGTTGGAAAGGTTTACACCATCTGAAACGTCAACAGATAAGTTGTTGTAGTCACGACCATTCAAATCAGTACCGAACAATACGTCAGCAAATTTGAAATCATCATCACCAATCAAATAACCTACGTTGTTAACGAATGCTTCATATTCTGCATCAAAGAATAAAGCACGAAGTTGTTTAGATTGCATACGGATTGCATTAGACAATGCCATATTTTTATCTCTTTCAACAACGTCAGGATTCATTGTGAAGGAAAGAGTTTCTAATGTAGTACCATTTTCGATGATGTCGATGAAATAGCGTACATAAGAAACTGGATGAGAGCTAGTAGTGTCAGAATAAATACGGAAGGATTTATTAGAAGCACCACGGCCATTGTCAGCTAACAAGAACAATACATATTCGTCATCTTCACCGATTTCATGTTTGTGACCGAAATCGTTTTTCAAGATTTTACCGAATTTTTTAATATCGTTACCATCAGAAGCAACAGATTTCAAACGGTAAGTAACTTTAACGAAGTTTTCCAATACAGGAATATTCGCAATACCATTTGTATTAGCATCTGTAGTAAGTCTGTTAGTTGTAGGGTTTGTAAACAATGGAAGACCACTGTCGTTTGTTTTTTGTTTCTTTTCGTTCTTAACTTCTGCAACTACACCAATATTTGCAAGAGTAGCATCAGTAGCAACAATACGTTTGAAAGTAACGTAGCCACCAGCATTAATAATATTTGCAGCTTGGATTAAAGGTTGACCATGTTTGGAGTAAGAAGGAGTTTTTCCGTATAAATCAAAGAATTCACTACCGAAAACTTTATGTTTCCATTCTTCAGGACCTTTATCAGCAGAACTTACGACCATAAATATCGGACGGTCAGTGGTATCTTCAGCAATATCCGTAAAGGTACGAATATCAGACTGATCATCGATGATGGTAGTTACACCAGGAGCTGGCATATCGAGTTCCTCCTTTTTCATTAAATAAAAAAGTTATTAATTTTTCGAAAAACTAATAATTTGAAATCATTACAATCAATGATTATTAGTGATTCTATATATATAGAACCTAAGGATTATCATAATTCACTATAATGACTAGGACACATAGCAAAAAATGGCCCCCAGATTTAATATAATGTTATTCTAGAGCCTTCTAGCTTGATTGCTATTCTTGGCCTACTAGAATCTCTTCTAATGGTGTATCTTTAGGATTTTCATTCATCATAGCAGCTAATACGGACTCATCAAAGTCTTCAGAAATTAATGCTGTATATGGTGAAATAAGTCTAGATACATTACGAAGAGACATGGACTTATATGCATTCATATCTTTTGAGCCTGATAAACGGAAAGGTTTAGTTTCATCATTCTTTGCTCTACATACTTCAGAAATTGCAAAGCCAAACATTTGGTTATTGATCCCATATGAAGAACCATTTATTTCCATATTTTCAATAACCAAATCTTGAATATTTTGATATGGGATTGTATTAATTACATAACCAAGCATGAAGAAAAGGTTAAGCATCTTTTCACAGTTACCAACGAATTGAATAACTTTAGTAGATACGATGATTTGATCATCATCTCTATATCTAAGGATACGATAATCTTCTGGATCACTATTGGCAGTAAGTTTAAGTTTCTTAACCTTAGTAACTTCATAAGGTCTAGTAGCAAACATGGATGGGAATCTAAACATTCTTAATCCATCATTCTTACCAGTTTCGATATCTTGAACAGTATAATTGAATATACCCATGATATTAATATAGTCACCTTCTTGTTCTGCAATATTTCTATCGAAATACTTTTCTGGAACGTATGCTACCATTTCTTTTCCTTTAGCTGAGAATAAGATAGATTCTTTCTCTTGCTTGCAGAAATAAGGAAGTTTAGCCATTAATTTTCACTACTTTCTTCTCAAACACTATAGAGAGCTTTAAAATATGGAAGTGCTAGTTTATCTTCTTCAGTAAGATCTTCTGATAAGGATTTCTTAAAAGCAATCTTACCAACTGTTTCTCTTTGATGAGGATCTGCACCATTATCCATTAAATATTTAGCAATGGCATATTTACCATGCTTTAATGCATTATAGAATGGCCAGTTATCATAACAGTCAGCAGTAGCTCCTAATTCCATCATATATTTAACCAAATCTAAAGAAGAGTATTTTACAGCTTCATTAAATACTGAACCATTTCTAATATTACCGAAAGATCCGCAAGTAGGTTTAATATCATTTTCAATAGCAAAGTCTACTAACACTTTTAATCTTTCTAATTGGTTAGCATTTACTGCATCCAGCATAAGATCTTCTATTTGGAAAGGTCTATCTAACCCAACATACTTATCATATACAGCAGTTAGTACCTTCTTAACTACTGATAGTTTAGTATTAGGATTTTGAATAATGGTAGATAAGATAGGTTCGTCTAATTCGCCAATATGGAGTAATAAGATAGAACTAATAATATCATCATATGGTTTCTCAAGTATCAATTCCCATAAGAATGGATTATTATAGAACTTTTTGTTCT